CAGTGAGTGCACGACAGCGGGGACTTGACCTGCACAAACAAGTATCAGTGAGGCTGAGTGAGGTTCAGTGAGTGGCCGTTGTGGATTCGATGTGGATTCCGGCCCCTACACCGCCCGCAGCGTTCGAACACCCTCGGTCTCCGGAGCCATACGAGCCCGCACCTTCGCAGCCACGTCCTCGGCGCTGTGCTGGTAAATCCACGTCACCTTCGAGCCCCGGTCATGACCCATCACGGTCTGCGTGTCCTTCTCGTCGATGCCGAGGTCCTTCAGCCACGTCGCGAACACATGCCGCATGTCGTGCACCCGCGGCCACCACTCCGTTCGCCCCGTCTCCGTATTCGTGACCTCACGCGCCAGGCCCGCGGCCTGAATGGCCGGCACCCAATTGCGGTGGAAGTTGTGCCTCGTGAGGACGCCGCCCTGCGGACCGCGGAACACGAGCTCCTCGGGTGCGAGGTCGTACGGGTCGTCGATGGGGGTGACCGTGTCGCGAGGCTTCCAACGAGCGACCATCGTCCGGACCGCGTCGGCCGCCTCAGGAGTCAGCGGCACCGTGCGGAATCCGGCGACGCTCTTGGGCGCAGGCTTCCGGAACAACCGCCCCTTGTCCTCACTGAGCACTTCCTTAACCTTGAAGTGCTGAGCCTCAAGGTCAACATGCTCCCACCGAAGGCCAGTCGCCTCACCCCACCGGAGACCGGTGTGCTCGAGGAACACCACCAACGGCCGGTAGTACATGGGCAGGTGTTCACGGATCAGCGCGCACTGCTCGCGGGTCGGAGGCCGTAGTTCGTCGGGATGCTTCTTCGGGGCCTCCCCGATCTCGACATCGGCCGCCGGGTTGTACGGGATGCGCCGGCCGTCCCGGACGGCGCCGCGCAGCATGGCGTTGAGCAGCTCGTGCACCTTCTTACGAGTGTGGTAGCCCTTGACCTCCTTGGTGAACCAGGCTTGCAGCTCGACGTGCTCGATGTCGCACAGCTTCCACTTGCCCCACTTGGGCTCGATGTGGGCCTGCCAGTTGGACAGCTTCCTGTTGGTGGTCGTAATCGCCTTCTTCGGCTGGCCGGGCCACCAAAGCTCCCACCACTCGGCGAGTGTGATCTCGCCGCGCTTCGGGTCGTTGTACTCCCTGCGGCGGACGCGCGTGCGGACCTCGTCGAGGAACGCCTCGGCTGCCTTCTTCCCGCCCTCGGAGATCGGGAAGTTCTTCGACTTTTGCTTACCGTCTGGGTCCCGGTACCGGGCCTGCCATGAGCCGATGCAGTCCCGCCGCCGACGGCGCTCGCCGTACTCGTCTGGCGGGTACTTCGTCATGCATCCCGGGCATCCGCAGTCCCGCTGTGGCCACTGGCGCGGGTTGTTTACGGTCCTACGCCCCATGTTTCACCACCTGCTCGCTCCCTCTCTGGTGGGGAATGCGGGGGGTCAGGTCGACCGGATCCCCGCACCAGCAGCGTGCACCCAGCTCGGGCTGTTCGACGACCAGTTCATGGAGAATGGCGCGTACGAGGGTTGCCCTGCGTGCAGGGGAGAGGAAGCGCGGAATGGTGATCACGCGCTCTTCGGCGTCGAAGGCCGGCAGAACGTCGGGCGGAGCGTAGCGGACGCGCACGCACATGAATGCATACCCCCGGGAGTGCAGGTAGATGGGGCCTGACACCGATGGGGGAGCATCGGCACGTGTGTCCGACCGTACCCCCAAGTGGGGGAATTTTCGACCACTGTTGTACGTGGTGTCGATGAAGCCTCACGGGGAGTGAGTGACTTCAGTTACCTACAGCGCCGCGATACGGACAGACGGTTGCGCTACTGCCCTGTCTGGTTCAGTTCATTCAGGGCGCGCATCTCGACCAGCTTCGCGCGCTGCTGGTCCTTGGTCAGGCCTCGGAAGAGTTCGAGGACGCGCGCGTCTGCCTCAGCGCTGAGGGGGCCGGGGGTGGCACGGCCGGCGGCGCGCGCGATCTCCGCCTCGGTGAATTTAGGGAAGGCCTCGGCGAGGGCGCGAATGCTACTGGGGCGTACGCCCCGTTTTCCGCCCCTGGTTCGGTTCGCCCAGCTGTTGACGGTAGCGGGGGCGACGCCGATTCGGCGCGCGATCTCGCTCTCGTTGACCCCGTATTCGGTCTTCAGTCGAGCGAGCAGCTGCGCCAGATCTTCGGTCCGCTCCTGGTCTGCCACAAGCCAAGAGTGCCCGTGGATCTTCTACTTTTGCAAGTGAAAGTAGAAGCATGGCGCGTTATGTGCGCGGGGCGCAACCTCCCCGTTACGCGCCGTCGCCAATGTCATATGCGCCTGCTATTAGAACATGTTTTCGGGTGCTGTCATACTCACCGAAACTCATGCCAGCTCACTTGACCTCACTAACACTGACACAGTAGGAATGTGTCAACGGCCCGCCAGGCCGTCACACAGTCCCCGACAGGCACGAGGCGTTCATGACCGACCTGATCCGCAAGGGCGAAGGCAAGCCACTCCGTGACGCGATGACGCGTCGACGAATGACGCAAGCCGAGCTGGCCGCCCAGACCAAGGCGGTTGATGTCCGCGGACAGGGAGTCAGTGTCGCCACCGTTGTCAAGGTGACCGGTCGTGGCAGGACGGCGGCCGAGACGTGCCGACTTCGAACGGCGTGGCTCATCGCTACGGCGCTGAACGAGCCCCTCCAGCAGCACTTCGACATGCCCTCAGTTTCTACTAACACAGTGGAAAGGTGTACCCCGCATGGCGACTCAGACCCTCGCTGAGCGCTCCGAGACGCTCGCTCCCACCGGCCTTACCCCTCTGCTCGCAACCGACGAGCTGATGGCGCACTACGGCGTCAGCAACTGGACGGTGAACGACTGGCTTAAGAAGGGATGCCCGGTCGAGCGGCTCCCCGGCGGCCGGCGCCGCTTCAACTTGGCCCACGTCAAGGCGTGGTTGGAGTTGCACGCCGAGACGGCTGCCGAGACCAGCGCCGAACGGTCCCGTAAGGCCGTCGCAGGCCGCTCCTGATCCCACCCCTGAAGCGCCGAAGGCCGCCCGACTTCGGCCTGGTGCCCCGCTGCCGAGCCGCCGCCCCGCGCTGAAGCGCCATCGGAAACGGGCGCGGGGCCGACCCGGACTCGACCCGGACCAGCCCCGCAAAGCCGATCACCTCACCACTCTGAAATGAGGCTCACATGGACCAGGCTATCCACGACGCCACCTCCACCGCATCCACCAGTTCCGTCTCCAGCTCCGAGCGCCTCGCCTACAAGCAGGCCTCCGCCGTGACGGACCGGATCGTCGACAAGCTGAAGACTCTGCCCCGTTCGGCCGCGGTCATCGGCGACCTGACCGGCTTCCGGATCCGGCTGAACTTCGGCACCAACGACGCAACCGGAGTCCTGCAGTTCGCCGAGATCGCCGACACCGAGGCCTCCCGCGACCACAACGGGTTCGGCGTCTGGCTCGAAGCGCGAGCCACCGTCGAGGGCATCCCCGTCTGCGCCGAGGTCCTGCTCTCTGAGGAAGCTGCCGCCGTTTTCGAGCAGACGACCACGCTGCCCACCTCCGAGACGGCTGCCGACAGCGCGCCGGCCATACAGCCCGTCGCCCTGGGCGACAGCGTCCTGGCCCGCGTCCCCGCCGTCACCCCGGTCGCGGCTGCCTTGGAGCCCACCCAGTGAGCAGCCACCTGCAGCACCGCCTGCACACCATCCTGACCACCGCCGTGGACATGCTCGGTCTGCCCCTCGACAGCCAGCACGTCGAGCGCCTGGCCCTCGAGCTCACCCCCGCCGTCAAGGCGATCCTCGCCGAGCAGGCCAACCAGCTCGAGGAGACGGTGCCCGTTACCTACGCCGTGGCCGACCCCGCCGCCAGCGCAGACGTCGACGTCTCGGAGTACGCCGGCTGCACGTCCCGCATCCGCATGGACGTCGACCTCGACTCGCCGGCGGCGCTGATGGCGCAGCAACTGCGGTCGACACAGCCGGACGTGACAGCGACCGAGGTACCCGACGCCACCACCCTCGGCATCACCGTCAACCCACAGTCGATCGACGCATGGCGGTGGTGGCTGCACTACTTCGGCATCGACCCGGCGACGGTAGAGACCGAGGGTGGCAGCGCCACGGCCACCGGCCACCGCCGCGGCGTCACCGTGCACCTGCGCGGCGACAGCGTGCCCGAACTGCTCACCGACCGTGCGGCTGCCCGCCTGATGGGCGTGATCGCCGAACCGGCCCGGTCATGAGCGGGGCCGCCACCACTGCTGAGTGGCTGGCCTGCTCGGGCATCGGGACCGGCACGGGCGTCGTCGTCCTCGGCGTGCTCAAGGCCGCACTGGACCACGGCGCGCTGCCGGACTACCACGCCACCCCGCGCCCGCTGCGTGTGCCGCCCATGCCCAGCCACCCGCCCGCGCACTGGCCCCAGCCGCGGCATGCGGCCCCGCCCCACCTGGACGAAACCCAGCCCGTCATCTGCGTGCAGCCCCGCCGCGCACGCCACGCCAAGAAGGCCGCCTGATGCAGCTGATCGAAGAGACCTACCTCGGATGGGACCCGTTGTCCCACACCCTCGACTGCACCAATCCCACCTGGGACACCGTCGAGCTGCGCCGTGACGAGGGCGTCCGTCCGCACGCCACCGGCGCCGAGCCTCACGCCTGCGTCAACGACCAGTGCAGCCACGCCAGCACGTTCGGCCGGATGCAGCTGCGGCTGCTGTGCCGGGACTGCGGCACCGTCCGCACGATCACCGGCGAGGGCCTCACCGAGGTCTGCACCCACACCTCCCTCACCGGCTGGGGCCAGGGCCCGCGCCAGGTGGGCGAGGTGTGGCTGTGGCCCGGCCGCCCCGCCGTCCCCGGCGGCGAGCCCACCCAGTACCTCGTCACCCGCCAGCCCGCCGCCATCACCCGCGGCACGGTGTACGGGATCATCACCCGCTACCGCGACGCCGACCACACCCCGCGCTGGATCGCGGCCGCCGTCCCGGACGAGGACGGCGCCCACCAGGTTTCCGCTCTCCGCTGGCGCC